AAATGTAAGATTAGAGAAGTGGATTTATTTGAAGGGTATGTAGGTGTACTATTTATAGACCCTGACCCAGACCCGAATGAAAAAGCTTATGGACTAATCGAATACGTAGACATTGACAAGTTCCAAGAGAATGTAGGGTGGGGATGGGACACAGAGGAGGAATTATAATGGCGGCTGCATCGGTAACAGTTAGTACAAACGTAGGTGGCTACAAAGAATGGCGTGTGTATGGTGGTAATAGATTAGATGTAAGATGGATGAAAAGCGTTTACGAGAAAGCAGATTTTGAATGGATTAAAACAAAACATCCTAAGATGACACTAGAAGAGTGGAGAACTTTAAAATTGTCTTTAAATTTAAATAAGGGGTGAAGTTAAATGGAGACAGGAAGAGTTTATTACGAAGGGGATTTTGAATATAAGTGGAATGGTATCTGTTATGTGTATCGACACAAGAACGAATTTGATTGGGGTTTAGTTAGAACTACCAGTTTCCATATGGAAGTTATTAAACAGTTAGAACACGACTATCACGAGGAGGATATATTTTGATTAAATTCTTTACGCAACTATTTTGTCAACATGACTATGAGGGTGAATATGAGACAATCGCATCAGTAAGAGATGGCAACGACAATTTAGTAATTACAACAACTAGGTATAAGTGTAAGAAATGTGAAGATGTTATACATAAAGAAAAGATAGACAGAGTAGAAAAAGAATGGTATAAACAAAAGGAGGAAGAATAAAATGCGTATTATCATAAACGAACCAGCTAAAGTTGAAAATTACCAAGTAGGTGATATTATTATCCTAAAGAGTGGTACATATACTATCACCAAAACTCCGGCGCAAGATGAATACTATCTTCTCTGCGATAATCATAAAGACTGGGCTAATGGCTCATGGAGTAATATTAACGACATGATTAAGAACGTCAAAGGCAACCCGCACTTCAAACACTACTCTAAAGATTCGTTCCAGCTAAGACTTGTTAAAAAAATAAATAAACTTTAAAAAAGTAGTTGCATTATTAATAGAATAGTGGTATTATAATTAGAGAAGATGATAGTTGTCTTCTCTATTCTATTTAAAAGGAGGAGAATGCCGTTTGATAGATATCAATGTGGACAACCTTGATTTTCAAAATTTACGTATAAAGGACGAGTCTGGACAAGAACTAATCTTCGATATGCGTAATGAATTAAAAATCAACGAGTCTATTTTGCAGCAGGAAATGTTGGAACAACCGTCGAAGTATATATACTGGTCTTCTTTACTAGAGAAGCTACGTTACTATCAAGAGATGGAAGATTTAAAGTTAGAAGTTGAATGGTCACGGTTAGATGGAGAAGCACGAGTACATATTACCGCGCAAGGCGGAAAAGCAACGAAAGACCAAGTAGAAGCATACATAAAGCAACAAGAATCGTATTTAAAACAGAAGAAAGTTTGTGTACACTATACGCATGTTATCGGGCGTTTGCAACGTATTGTGAAAGCGTTTGAACAACGTAAAGACATGTTACAGTCGTATGGTAAACAAGTAGCTAATGACCTGTCATATGGTCAAGGAGCAGGTAGTAAGTTTATGCAAGATGAACAAGCTTACTATAATTACACGCAACAACAAGTAAATCCACAGATAGGGAGGGGCTATTAATGTCGGTACCTAATCTATATGATGTACCTAAACATTTAGAGCAATCAGAAGCTTTCCGCGAACTATCGGAAGCGCTAGAATACTTAACTCCATATGAGTTTAAAGAAAGATACTTTCCTTATTGGTATAGTAAGAACGGTATCGATGGAGTTAGTATGGCATTAACTGTTGATGGCTGGTATGTATTTACTATCGACGGAGAGGTTGTACTAGATGCTAAATAAAATGAAGACTCGCGAAGAGATTATGGTAGTATTTAACGAGACTTTGGAGACAGATAAAGAAGTAAGAGAAGCGTGGAACAATAGAGAAATTGGTTACGAGGATTATAAAAGCTACCTCACTCAAAATAGATGCTATCGACTAGCCCTTGAATGGGTTTTAGGAGAGGCTGATAGATTCGACTAATAAATTTTCAGAAAATTCAGAAAATTAGTTGACATCCTATTCGTAACATGGTATTATAATAGAGTACCAGTTAAGAGAGGAGGACAAAGAAAGTGAAAGGTAGCAACGTCACTTAGTTTTTGGGAAGTACATAGAATACATAATAAAATTTAAAAACAATTAGGAGGAAAATACATATATGAATTTTGCTGATATTATTGCACAGGAACAGAAGAACCTAGAACAACAAGGTGGCGGTGACCATCCGAAGGTAGTTTACCCGGAGACAAAACATCAACGCTTGTTCTTCGAGAAAGGGCAAACGGAATTAATGATTCAATTATTACCATCTGGTGATTTAGTAAGCCCGTTCTTCGCGCATACTCGTAAGATTTTCCTAAGTGCTAAAACATCTAAAGGTAAAGAGTTAAATGTTAACTTCACTTTAGATAGCCAAGTAAACGAAGGTTCATTACTAGATAACAAGATTGCAGAGTGGACAGATAAAGGAATGATTCCTACGCCATTCGGTGGACAACAAAAACCTAAGAATCTTTACCTAGTAAACGTGGTTCGTGTATTCCCGCACCCGCAGAACCCACAACAATTATACCAAGAGCGCGATGAGCATGGCAACCTAGTAGTTCGACTATTCGAAATGCCACAAACAGCGTTCAAAACGATTCTTAAGAATCTACAAGACCCATTCTTATCTGGAGGACGTGAATTATCATTCATCGACCCTAACGGCGCATTCCCTATTAAAATCGCTAAACCAGCTAAAGGTCAAATGGAGTACCCGGTAACAGTTTACCAAACAAACTTACCACCATTAGGACAAGGATGGGAAACACAGTTAGAAAACTTACCAGCACATGCGGTACCGACTGAGCGTTTAGAGAATGGTTACCAATGGGTAGAAACATTCATCAGCATCAAAGAAGGTAAACCGCAAGGACAGGCTCAACAACAGCCACAAGGACAAACCATACAGCAAAATCCTTACGGGCAACAAACTAACCCTTATGGGCAAGCTCCGGCACAAGGTCAAAATCCTTATGGACAAGCTCCAGCTTTAGGACAGAATCCTTATGGACAGACAGCTAATACATACCAAGCACCACAAAATACATATGCACCACCAGCTCAAAATACATACCAAGCACCACCAGCAGCACCTAACTATGGTCAACCAGCAGGTAACGGGTATCAAGCACCACCAGCGTACCAACCACCTGCATACCAGCCACCAGCGGAGCCTAACATTCAATTACCATCAGGTATGAATGAACCAGACCCATTTGATATCGGAGTAGAAACTAACTTAGGTCAAAATGGCGGAGTGGGCGCACCAGTAACAACAGCACCTCCAGCTCCACCAGCACAACAACCAGTAGGTACGGTACAACAGACAGCTCCACAAGGGCAACCTGACTTAACTAAAGTAGCTACAAACGATGCGGGATTCCCTGATATCGACGCTATGATTGCTGATGAGCTTAAGTAAGATGTAAGTCCTACCCTCCGGGGTAGGTTATCTTTATTAAAAATAGGAGGTAAATAATGACTAATTATATGAAATTAGAACACGAATTACTAGATGGTGAGTATACAGAGGTATGGTGTGATGAACCAAAACCAGATTATGTCCATCACGCACCACATAAGTTCCAAGTAGTTGCTACAGAAGACCGTGACACATTAGCTCTTATCCGATTCCAAGAAGGGGCAATTAAAGAACACGGTGTAAACGGTGTCACAAACGAAGATTTAAT